TTACACATTATGCGCAAATCGCGCTGGCAATGGCCCTGTGGCTTGCGCTGGCGGCTGCGGGCTGCGTTCTCACCACCCGGACCCTACCCGGACATCAAAAAAGAACCCCGATAGCCTACAGCCCCAAATAACAACAAATCGGGGGTTTTGCATGGATTCGGGGGAAATCCTGTCAATGACCAGCGCCACCGAGCTGGTCCGCATCACCGGCGTGGACGCCACCACCGCCCGCCGCTGGAAATCCGGCCGGGCGCGCATGCCGACCGCCGCCGCCCGCCTGGCGGCGCTCCGGATCGACGGCGACCTGGCCAGCCTGGCCGGCCCGGACTGGTCCGGCTGGAAAATCACCCGCGACGGCCGCCTGGCGTCACCGCGCTGGCGCCGGCCCTTCGAACGCTGGGAGATCGAGCAGCTGCCGCAGCTCCACGGCCAGGCCGCCGGCTTCGACGTCGAGCGCCGGCAGCTGCGCCAGGACATCGCGCGCCTGCAGGCCGAACTGGATCAGGAAAAAAAACGCGCGGCCTTTTACCGCGCGCAGCTGGTGAATGAGTCCCGGCTAGGACTCGCGTTTATGACTCCGCCGGCCTGACAGGCTATAAGGCGCGCCCAGGGCATCGAGCCGCCGATGCGCATGATCGACATCGGCGCGCAACCAGTCGAGTTTCACCGACACGACGCCCCAGGTGACCGCACCGTTGACGGCGGCCGTGATGGCGACGATCAGCAGGGTTTCAACCAAGCCCATCACACGCCCCAATCGATGTTTCCCATGTCCGTGCCCGTGATATAGCGGCCCGTGTAGGGATCGACCACGCCGGAAATATATTCGCCGTTGACGATGCTGGCCCCGCGCGGAATGTTGATCCGCGTCGAGGGTCCGGCCGGCCGCATCCGGGTGTAAGCAAAGAGCGCCGCGCCGACCGCGCCGACCACCACCGCCGCGAAGATCAACGGATCCATTTTTTTAGCCATCGTTCGCTTCCTTGAAATCAGGCCCACCGAACAGCCGAACGCCGATCCAGTAACCCAACGAGATGACATGCCGGCCGATGAAGGTTTTACCGTGCTGGCGCATGCACTTCAAAAATTGCCGGTCCGCTTCCTTGCGCGTCAGCTTGTTGCCGTCCGCATCTCGCCCGGTCCGGTAATGCACATCATGCGCATCACAGCACGGCCGAAAATAAAGATCAGGCACCTTGCTGCAGCCGTCGCCACCGAGCGCCGCCGCCAGCTCCTGGTATCGGTTCACGAAAAGACGCCCCGCAGGAAGTCACCGGCCGGGCAGCTGAATGACGCATCCCACCAGCGACCGGCGGCCATGTCGAGCGCGCATTGCGATTGATCGGTGCGGGGAATGCCGACCAGATCACCGGCACCCTGCACCGTTTCCGAAATGACGCCATCGGCAAAATCCACCGCAGCGCCACCGACCGCGCCGCCGACCGTGCGCGCGTTGCGCATCAGCAGCGGCAGCGCGACCACCAGCACCACGCCCAGGCCGAGGCCGACCAAGACCGCGCGCCCCTGGGCGCAGTTGAGGCCTGGCAGCTGGACGGCGCAGCTAGACATAAATTTCCTTGACGCCATCCTCGCGGGTGCGCGCCCATCCATCCATCACCGGGTCATACACGAAGCCCGGCGGCGCGCTGTTCGCATAGCGCAGGTAACCGTTCATCGCGCCGGCATCCTGGCGCGCCCAGCGCAGCAGCAGGTATGCCAGGGCGGCCGAGCCGGCCAGGATCAAGAGATCGGATGCTTTCATGCGTAAGTGCCTCCACCGTTAAACATCGCCAGCTCCTGGGCGCGCCGGTTGACCAGGCCTTGCACGATTTTCCCGCCGGCCTTGCGCCACAGCGGCAGCTGCGCCGCTGCGCCGGCATAGTCGCCGGCATTCAGCAGCCGCAGCAGCGTCGAGCGCCGGAACGCGCCGACGCCGACGTTATAAACGAACGACACCAGGGCATCGAATTGCGGCTGCTGCAGCGGCACCTTGACCAGGCTATTGACCGCATCCTCCGCCGTGCCGACATCCTGGGCGAGCAGCCGCGTTGCGAATTCTTCCGTGATGGAATCCCACCACTCGCCCGGCTTCAGCAGATGGCCATAGCCGATGGTCCACAGACCGGCGACATCCTTATACGGCTGCAGCCGCAGGCCTTCGTATTGCTTCAGGTGAGCCAGTCCGGCAAGCGAGATTTCCATGCGACCACCCCACACCGAATAAAAGACGTTCTCCACCTTGTAGGCCACCGGCAGGAAGGCATCAGCGACCGCATCGAAGCCGCCGACCTCGTATTCCTCGCCGGCCGGCGCAGCGTATTCACCGCCGCCCAGCCATTCGAAGCCGACCGCCGGCGAATCGTCATAGGTGAATTGATTGTCGCCTCGCTGCAGCTCACGCGCGACCAGGTAGGCGATGGCACCCGCCCCCGCGATCACGACAACAGCGGCTGCAGCGCGCGCGCTCATTTGGCGATGTCCGCTTTCACCTGCAGCCGGATGGCCTGCAGCTGGTCAGCCGCTTCCGGCCGGCCTTCGATGGCGTATTCCCACAGCGCGACCACCAGGCGATCGACCGACGCGCCGCGCTTCGTGTATTCCATCTGGCGTTTTTCATCGGCCGACATCGTCGCCAGGCGCGCGGCCGTCGCCGCTTCGGCCGCTGCCGCCGCCCTGGCCGCTTGCGCGTCGAGCAGCTGCGCGACATTGGCAATGACCGCATCGAGCGCCGCGCGCGCGCCGGCCGTCAAACCGCTGGCGCGCTGATTGCCAAGCGCATCGATGACGCAATTCATCCGGCCAGGCGCGTAGACCAGTCCGGGCAGATCAGGCGCGGCGCGGCCGGCATCGAGCGCGAAATTCTGCGGCGTGTCGATGTAAAGCCCCGCCGCCCCCTGGACGATCACAGATCCATCATGCGCGTGCTGAAATCGGTTCATCGCTCCGCCTTGATGATGTAAAAGGCCACGCCGAACGGCTGCACGATGTTGTGAGGCGTGCCGCTGCCCGAATTGCCAGAGACCGTTCCGGAAGAAGTCGATAGCACATAACCATCCGTTGTCGTGCCAGTCACGAGATTGGCAAAATTCCCCGTGCCATGACTGTGTTGCCCATTCTGCGCGCTGGTCAGCGAGTGAGTTTCAGAGCCGCCCGTTGCGCCCCTGGCGCGCGCCGTCAGTCCGGACCCAGTGCCGGCACCGAGCAGCGCCCGGCCGCGCAGATCAGGCAGGTTAAACGTTGTCGCGCCATCGCCGGCACCGTAAGCCGTGCCGATTTCAGCGAACAGCGCCGAGTAAGTCGAGCGCGACACGGCCGCGCCGTTGCAGTCCAGCCAGCCGGCCGGCACCGCAGCGCCGCCCCAGCCCTTGATCGAGCCGATGCGTTCGGATGCAGGTGCGAAGAACATCAGCCCTCGATGACGTGAACGTTATTGCCAGCCGCCGCGCTGGCGCGAATGCCGCGCACTTCGCCGACCGGCACGAATCCCGGTTCCCAGACACCGCCGGCCGGGATTTCCAGGCACGACGCATCGGCCACCGCTGCCGTGCCGTCACAGCGCACCCACAGCGACAGCGAGGCATGCGCGTTCTGGATCAGCAAGTAAGCCCGGCCGCCGTTCGCCGCCAGAATCTGCACATCGGCATTCGTGACCGCTTTGGCAGCCGGCGCATGCGCGCCCGCCGGACCGGCCGAGATCGACACCGAGCCGGCGACACGATCCGCGCCGACGCGGCCCCGATACACATCGACCTCGACCGTCTGCAGCGCGCTCGACGTGATGACCAGGCGATCAAAGCCGCCGGCCGGCGCGGCCCAGTAGCCCGCCGTCGCCGCGCGCAGGTTTTCCGGCAGCACCTGGCCCAGCCGGTAAAAATCCACATCGATGGCCGCCGCGCCGGTTTCGATGCGGAAGAAGTCGCCACCGATGGCGAATTCCTTCGGCGTTGCCGCCGCGAAGCTTTCAGAGATACGCATCAGCGCGCCCCTTTCCCGAATGAGCG